TCGGAGTATGTCCAGATGGATTGCGGGATAGACCAGGCCGGTATTGTAGCCGCCGGATTTATCGACGCTTCCGTAGCAACTCCAACCAAAGTAAACCTCGAATCCGAGGGATGGTGGACGGCACTTCTGAACGAATCCCCGCCCCAGTTGTATGTAGCTACCAAAACACGTGGTGAGTACATGGGTGGAACGCCTACCGAGGAGGATGGATTTGGGAAAGAGTCTACCCAGATCACAGGCGCAACGCATGAGTTAACCCTGGAATTTGAAGGTATTGACGACAACCGCCTATTTACTGAAGGGGTGAACTCTAAAAAGTGGAAGTTTGTAGGGATTACAAACGGCGGGAAAGGCTTCTTTGTTGACGCCCCTGTTACTGTCTACGGTAAACTGCAAATCCCTCGTGGCATCACTACCGGCGCATTTTGGGCTATGACGGCCAAATGGCAGGACTTCGCTAACCCTATCGTATTCGACGCCCCTGATAATATTTTTGACGAATAGGGTTAAGGGTTTCTTAACTTATTCATCAGAAATATGATAATTGATGTAACTACCGTTTTTCCTGACGACATTTTTTTGTCGTTAAAGACTATCCTAAAGGCTGAAAAGGAAGACGAAGGCAAGCATGAGAATTATGCCGCCTGCCGTCTTCATGCCGAGGAAATGTCATGGCACGTCTATGGCACTAAACCAGAAAGACTGCTAAAGAGGACACGTCCACGCGAAGACCCCGCTATCACTCAATACAGGCTAGATTCTTATGAACCCATTACGCAGTCCGTTTGCAAGAAGGGACTTTCTATCGTTCATAAGATATTCGACCCTAACTTGTATTCAATACAGTTTGAAGATACCAAGCAGGCCAAAGAACTGAAAGAATACACGCTAGACGAGTATCCGAAGTTCAACAGCATTCCTAACTATTTGGCGAACTTCGTAACCAAGAAGATGATAGCCGACCCTAACGGGGTTATCCTTGTCCAGCCCTACTACTATGACATTTCCGGTGCTGAGAGGGTGGAGCCTTTTGCTACGTGTTATCATTCGCGTGATATTTTCCTTTCTACGGATGAATATGTTTTGCTTTTCGACAAGTGCATAGAAGTAGAAAGGCCAAATAATCAAGGGAAGCAAAAGCGGTGGTTTTTCACTTTCGTAACCACGAAATCAGTATTCAAGTTCTACGCTGAACTATCGCATAACAGTCAGGAGGTTATCATTACCACTGTGGCGAGTTATGACCACAATTTTGACGAGCTGCCTCTTTGGTCGCTCATGGGTGACTACTCCGACCACAAAGAAGGAGTGTTTCAATCTTTCTTCTACGCTGCTGTACCGTTCTGGAATGAGGCTGTAAACGACCATTCAGACGTCACCGGGGCGTATAGGATGCACATGTGGCCCCAGAAGTGGGAAGTAGCCGACGAGTGCGAATACGTCGAGGATGGCAAGTATCCATGTACTGGGGGGTATGTCTTTAACGCTGAAGCACAGAGCAAACACAAATGCCCTGGCTGTGGTGGGTCGGGTTATAAGACCGCAAAGAGTCCATATGAGAGTCATCTTGTAAACAGGGACAAGTTTTTAACCGGAGAGGGTACTGCTAACATTCAGGTTCCTTTTGGGTATGTCACGGTCCCAGTCGAGGCTACTAAGATGCTCGAAGAGAAAGCCGACAAGAATCTTTTGATGGGTTTGGAGGCTTTGAGCATGGACGTAGTAAACGAGATCGGGTTGAACCAGTCTGGTAAGGCTAAGGAGATGGACCGGACGGAGTTAAACGACTTCTTGAAACGAATTTCTAGCGTGATGTTTGACGTCCACATGGTGAATATTTACTACTATTTCACCAAGTATATGTTTGACGTTTCCGATCCGACACAAGTGGATAAAATCCAGCCTACTATTGTGAAGCCGACACAGTTTGACGTCTATTCTTCGACTGAGTTAACAGAGCAATTTGCAAAGTCTAAGGAGGCTAAATTGAATCCTTCTTACTTAGCCGTTAAGCAAGCTGAAATCCAGAATAAAGAGTTTCAGACCAATCCACAGCTATTGGCTACGCTTAACCTTCAGCTTTATCTTGATCCATTGGCGGAGGTGATGCCGGATGAGATAACGATGATGCTCACCAATGGAACGATTACCAAGGAGTCTGCTATCATCCACGATAATATCAGGATGTTTGTTTCTCGTGCGATGGAAGAGCATAAAGACTTTGCAGAGATGGAGCGCATGAAGCAGTGGGAGATATTGGAAGGCTATGCCGAAGAAGTAGAAGAAGAAAATCAAGTAAAGATAGATGAGGCCATGATTGAGCCTATTGAAGAACCTATTGAAGAAAAAGAAGATGAGCAAAAGTAACACAACCGAAAACGACACCCTTGACGCAATTCTAAGAGCCGTAGACCCTGCATGGAGAAGCGGAGCGAGCAGATATATCGCACTACATACGGCAGACCCCGGCGAGGCTGGATCGGCCACAACCAGCGAGGCGGCTTACGGGTCTTATGCCCGTGTGACTGTCACTGCTGCCACTGGGTTCACGGCTGCCTCTGGTGGGTCTAGTTCCAATACTGGATTGATTCAGTTCCCCGAATGTTCATCGGGTTCTGAGACTATCACCTATTGCTCTATTGTGACCACTTCGAGCGGTGCTGGTCAGATTCTGTATTCGGGGGCTTTGACGGCTTCACGGGCTATTTCTACGGGTATTCAACCCCAGTTTGCTATTGGTGCTTTGGTGATAACTGAGGACTGATGTACAGGTGTTCAAAATGTGGGATGGCTGTAATAGTCATTCCTAATGAGAAACCCATAAGGGCGTGCAAGTGTAATGCTACGATTATAGCAGATATATCGGCTGTCACTCATGGCAAAGGTGGGCTAAAGGGATGAGCGGATTCAAAACCATAGGCGAGGTAGTCGATGCGGAACTTAACGGCAAGGTAAGAAATTACATTTGGCGTAAGACCCCATCACAGACGACTACTATTGGTATATGGTTTGATCTTTCTATGAGTCCGGGGATGCCGACGCCTAAGTACTGGTTCGATGCTGCCCCACTTATCGCTAAGACTATTTCACAAAGTACGGATGGGGGGTTCTACCACGGGGCCAATGTAAGCCCTTCGGAGAAGTTCCTTCGGGGGATAACCACGCAGGCACAGGCTACGAGTACGACTCAGGCCACGCCCATGAATGCTGTTCTTTTGGACTACCTGTTGTACTACCCAAGTGTAGACGATGGAACGCTGGACGAACAGGTCATGGACAACACGGTTACTTTGCCACGATACACCGATGGAAAGGGTGTTCAGATGATGGCCATCACTACGGGGGTGCGTACAGGTGGCCAGACGTTTCAGGTAAAGTACACCAATCAGGACGGTGTTACTGGCAAGCTAAGTGAAGTTTGTACTCAGAATGCTGCTGCCTTCATTGGGAGTATTACCAACTCAGACCGTGCTATACAAAATAGTGCAGGGTGGATGATACCTTTAGCCGCTGGTGATAGTGGTGTTCGTGCTGTGGAGAGTGTGACGATGATAAGTGGCACAGATGTAGGCTTGTTCAGCGTTATCCTTGTAAAGCCTTTGGTGCAGACGTGCTTCCGTGAAGGGGGTATTTCTACTGCGGGTACGATAGCGACACCTTACGAGAAAGATTTCTTAGTCCCTACGGGGGATTTGACACGAATATACGATGATGCCTTTTTGAATTTTGTAGTCCTCCCGCAGGCGTCATTGGCTACTACTGTTTTGCGGGGTGACATGAAAGTAATTTGGAATTAAACATTTACAACTATGCCTGGTTTTGCAAGTAACGATCAAATTATAGCCGCCCTGAGTAACGGGCAAAAGTTCGATGCCTCATGGGGTAAGAACTTCAACCCTACTGCGGCTGCGGTAGCTAACGAGTGGCACACCCTTTTCAGGGGTGCGGGTAACCCCCCTGCGGATGCACTGTTCAACACAGGGTCAACGCTTGTATTCCAAGCGGTAGAGGATGACACGGCTAGTGCGGGAACGCTTCAGCACGGTGGAGATGTTCAGCCCACGTACTACAAGTACTTACTTTCTGGTCATGCGGTGACGGCTGCGGCTACGGTCGCGCCCGGCACTTTGGCCCTCCTAGACGTCATAGGATTCTACCGTAAAACTCCCATTACTTCTACTGCTGCCGACGCCACTACTAACACATTAGGGAGGTCTGCAACGTTTACGGCTGATGCGGGTTCTGATCTTTGTACCTATACTTCAACAACTTCGATACCTTCCAACATACTCACAGGCACACGGGTACGACTTACCACTACGACCACGCTACCTGCTGGACTTGCTTTGGCTACGGACTACTACGTTATCCGGATGTCAGATACAACTTTTGAACTGGCTTCGTCTTATGCCAACGCAGTAGCGGGGACACAGATAAACATCACCGATGCGGGTACGGGTACGCATACCGTTTCTTGGTTGCTGCCGCGTTATACTAATGGTGCGGGAGTAAATGCTATCTACTTTGCCAACAACGCTACCCCAGTAGGAGCGGCAACGCCTAACCTTTCGCTAGGTTATACCAATTCGTCACAGGTGACTTCACGGGCTACGCCTACCGTACTGCCTATTGGTAAGTCAGCTGCCTCCAATTCACATATCCTTTATACTGGGGCTACTGGTACTGGGAAATACAACTACATGATGCCCCTTCAGGCTGGGGACTCTGGTATCGCTGAAATAAATACGATTCAAAACTCTGTTTCTTATGTGTCTGGTGAGTACAGCGTAGCACTCGTCAAGGAGTTAGCACGTTTCCCTATCTCTACTTTGGGCCTTGCTTCGGAGAGGAACTTCTTGTTTGAGTTCCCTTCTATGCCACGAATCTATGACGGGGCCGCATTATATCATGTATGGGGTTCGGGTGTTGCTACGCCTTTGTCATCGGCTTTCTCAGGGTTCTATACATTTATTTGGAACTAGGTGTTAATAGCTAACTACTCATACGTTAACAATCTCTGCGGCCACAATCATAGTGGTGTGACGAATCCATTGAAATGGATTCGTCCACACGTGATGCGTGGATATTTCACCTATGCAGACGAAGGCCCCAACGATGAGCAGATAAGAAGGGACTCATTCCCAACGGGAACAAATCCACCCTATTCGCTTATTATGGGCGACAAGGGGGCGCTTCTTGTTTCCTCAAATACAACCAACGGAGTAGGCGCACTCACAGGTAATGCCGCTATGGGACGGGCGATTGCGGCGACCATTGACGGCACGGGTTCAATCACTTCCAACCTTTCCCTAATCATCCAATTAGCTTGTTCGGACCTTAACGGCATAGGTGGTCTTTCGGCTTCTATGTCTGGTATCGTTCAGATGGCTTCTACCCTAGCGGGAACAGGAAATATAACAGCCTCACTACAACTGATTTCCTATGTCGTCTGTAATATGTCAGGATCGGGAGCGGTCACAGCCAATCTAAGGGGTACGGCTTCACTGGAAGCAGACATAACCCCTTTCACTACGTTAAGCCCTGAGAACCTTGCGGCCTCGGTGTGGAACTCACTAGCGGCTTCTTTTAACTCCGCCGGAACGATGGGAGAGAAGATGAACGATGCCGGAAGTGCGGCGAACCCTTGGACGGAAGTGATAGAATCAGGATATACGGCCGCTGAAATACTCCGAATACTTGCGGCTGTCGCTGCTGGTAAATCAAGTGGACAGGGTTCAGTATTCAGAGACTTGGGAGACACTAAAGATAGAGTAAGCGGGACGGTAGACAGCAACGGTAACAGGACTTCAATTACGATTGATGAAAGCTAGATGTGGAATGGCGAATGGTTTAGCAATTGGTATGGCGATTGGTTTGGTTCAGAGGAAGAAGTTCCTGACGACCTTATCTCCATTTGTCCAAACTACCCGCTAACATCGTTTAGCCTCTTTGGTTTCTACGATGTAGATGAAAGTCTATCGGTTAACGGCTTCAACGATGTCATCCTTAATGGGTATTTTTACGGCTTCAATGACTCACAAACGATTTTAGCTATGGCCCCCTGTAATAGTGTTGATGATAACGTGGTAAAAAGCACTCCCAACGATGTGAATGAGTCCGTCGTGAAAATTACCCCTAAGAAGGCCAATACTACGGTTATGGTTAATGCAACCAATAGCGTGTCTACTACTAGAACAGGATGCCGATGACCCCTGACAAACTATCTTCTAAGGTTGAAACTGTAATAGACAAATTTGAGTCTTATTTCGGTAAACAGGTTACCAAGACGCAAGGGGCGTTATTCGACAAAATCCAGATCCTTCTAAACAAGCTGGAACTAAACCCCGACGGCACGATAATCCAGAACCAGGCTAACAGGAAGGTATTGGCTCAGGCTGACGTGGCGATGGAGTCAGCACTGAAAAGTTCGGGCTATTATCAGTCTCTTAACCAATCGGCTCCTACTATCGGACAACTGACGGCGGCCAATTCAGCCTATTTCAAAACTTTAGTAGACGGCTTCACTCCTGATGCACAGTACATCAAGAATTTACAAAAGCAGACCATAGGCCAATTAGAGTCTATGTTGGCTAACGACGGCTTAGAGGCGGCTATTAAGGCTCCGATACGGAATATCCTGAATCAGAACGTGAACACGGGGGCGAGTTATTCAGACCTCTTGAAGCAGTTGAGGACGTTTATTATCGGGGACGCAGAACTAGACGGGAAGCTGAAATCTTACTCAGGGCAGATCGTCACGGATACGCTTTTCAACTATTCTAGGGCGATGCAGGAGTCTGTAAGTATGAAGTCAGGGCTTCAATTTGTGATCTATTCAGGTCACAGGATTAAGGACTCTAGGGATTTTTGTCTAGCTAGAAAGGGGAAGTACTTCCATAAGTCCGAAGTGGAGGCATGGGCATCTTTAAACTGGCAGGGGAGAAGAGCCGGAACGACTGCAAGCACTATTTTTATATACGCTGGAGGATATAGGTGTACTGATCAAATTATTTATGTTAGTGAATTTATTGTGCCTAAAGATGTTATACAACGGGCAAAGGATAACGGACTATACAATTAAATCCATCCCCAATTTACTCCATTTATTACATCCCCCGCCTGACGACGACATACACCAAACATTGAGGCTATCTTTTCGTGAGTAAATCCTTCTTTCCTAAGCCTTCTCATTTCTAAAACATTTTCCTTTGTAAGTTTTGACATGGGGTGTTTTTCACCTTTAAGATCATGAAGACCTGTTATAACGGCGTGGTCAGCGTTTCCCTTTGGGGTAACCCATTCAAGGTTATCTAAATTATTATTTAGTTTATTGCCGTCTTTATGGTTTACCCAATACGTGTTTTCTGTATCTGGTTTTGTTAGGAATGCAGACGCAACCAGTGAATGAACTCTTTTTTGTTCAACCCTTCCTGGCGATCGCATTGTAATGACCCGATAACCAAGTGTGTCGATTGACCCAATCGTTATATAACCGTCTGGGCATCTTGTTTTAAACTTACCGCCTATTGATTTCATTCTTCCAAAATTAGAGATGAGGTACTTCCCGCCCCAACCCTTAATACTTACCCACTGCTCTTTCATTTTATTTATTGGTTGATTGTACAATATAAACACCCACAAATATACAACCTTAATTTGTCATTGAAAGGGCTAAAAAAGCAGGTTTTTACCGTTAATCATTGTTTATACAACTATTGTTTATACATTTGTCCTTTGAATTAGCCCAGACGGGGCTTTAATTAAACCAAAAAAAATATGGCAGAACTTGT